CAAAAACAATGGGTAAGGGGATATAATAAATGGAAGGAGAAACATGAGTCAACCAAATGAACCACCACTGGCATTAGAGTCGTGGAGTATTACTGTTGATCTAAATGATGGCAGTAATTTTATTATTGGGTCTGGTGATATAGAAGAAAATCTACGAGATGATATTAAAGATGTTGTTGAGCAATATGTTGAACAACATATAGATCACCTACAAGGTAAGTATGGGCATTAAAAGAATACACGTTAATCAACATAGGATTAAATCAAATAAGAAACATAACAGAAAAGATCCTGTGCTTACAGTTAAGACATCAAAGACAAATACTTATGGGCATGAAGTAGTTATTCATGGACCAAGTAAAGTAATTTATAGACCAAATAAACCATTAAGTTGTGGTGCTAGGGTATGGGTTGAAACAGAGTCTGAAGTTAATGTTATTAATGAAGACTTACACGCACAAAACTCTAAACGATTTGTAGACTATGAAAAGAAATGAACATGGGCATATATGGCTAGATAAAGTTCAAGCCTATGTATGCCCTAGTTATTTAAATAAAATTAAAACAGATTTCAGCGATGAAAGTTCTGAATCTTTTTATAAACTGTATCAAAAATATTATGGCAATAGTATGAATGGAATTAAATCTGAAATTAGGAGTATGATTTTTAAATTAATTGAAAAGGATAACTACAAAAAACGTAATCTTATCAAGGCTTTACGTAAGCAGTACCCTAAAGTAAGTTCAAATATAATTTGTAGAATTATTAAAAACTATTTGAACCTTAGAGTACTGGAAATAGATAGAACATATAAAACTAAACCCTTTATTATTAAAGGAAAGTATTATGTTGCTTGACAAAACAATAAAAGTATGATATAGGAATAGATAATGAAAAAATTCAGAGTAAGATTCTTCGGGCTAGGAGCCACAGGAGAATGTGAGATACCATTCAATCACGAACCAACCGTTGATGAAGTTCAAGAGATGGCAGCCATGTATTTTGAACAAGGTTTGTTTAAGCTACACTTCGATCGTTTTTATGTTAGACAAAAATGGTGGATTACCTATGAAGAAGTTACAGAGAAAAAAGAAAAGCAAAATATATTGGGAACTTGGGTATGAATTTTCAACAACAATTAGCAGTAGTTGAAGGACTTGGTATACCACCAGATACACAGATAAGAATGGATTGTCCATTCTGTCAAAATAAAAATACATTTACAGTGACTACTACTTCCAATAGTATTGGCTGGTATTGCTTTCATGCGTCTTGCAGTGCCAAAGGAAAAAAGAATGGCGAGAAGACAATGGACTATGTCAATGTAACATTTAAAAAGGAAGACATAAAACCACAAGAAGAGTTTAAACTCCCTGATAGTTTTAAAATTGTTCATTCAAATAATAAAGCATTACAATATTTACATGAGAATAATTGTTGGGAAGCCTGTATGTGGGGAAGAGCCGATATTAAATATGATGTTAAGCAGGATCGGGTTGTATTTCTTGTTAAGAATCCTGATACCAATAAATATGCAGGTGCCATCGGTCGTGGATTAAGTTCAAAAGTATACCCTAAATGGTATATGTATGGTAATAAAGATATACCTTTTAAATGTGGTGAGTGTAAGGATGCAGTGATTGTAGAAGATTGTGCATCTGCCTGTGCTGTATCTAATATACTAACAGGCATAGCTATTATGGGTACAAGTTTAAAAGAATCCCATAAGAAATACTTAGAACCTTATGAAACTTTATATGTAGCATTAGACAGAGATGCAACTAGAAAATCCTACATCATAGCAAGTGAACTGACATCAGCAGGTTTTAAAAATGTTAAGGTAAAAGTATTGCATGAGTATGATTTAAAATGTTATAGCACTGAAAAAATAAAGGAGATGTTTTATGGTTAAGAAAACAATATATGAATTAACGAAAGAGTTCCCTGAGAAAACCTACAAGGAATTGGAAAAGTACAGGGATGCTGATCGACAACAGGAAGCCCAACAGATTTTAATTAAACAAGAGAACGAAGAATTAAAAGAGAATCAACAATCACCAGAAATGCGAGATGCTAAAGCACAAATTTTAGCTGCAGAAAATGTTCAAAAAGATTTAAGACGGGATATTATTAAATTAAAAAAAGAAATCTGTGAATTGAGACAGGACAACAGAAAGTTAGCCCATGAAGTTGAAGATCGTGTAACCCGAATGAGAAAGGCAGGAGTTATATGATTAATAGATATGAAATAAGAGAGCCTGTTTGGAAAGATAACAGTATAGGAATTGCTGATTTTAGATTAAAAAATGATTTACGGGTTGATATAACTTATAAAAATAGAAACAATGAACGGATTTTTCCAGATACTTATATTATAAAAAACCCTAATTTGATAAATAGAGACTATCAGATTATACATGGTAAAAAGATATATAAATTTTTAATAAATGAATTAGAGGTTTATATAGAAAAGGAGTATAGTAGATGATAGAAAAACAAATGTTAAAATTAATGTTGAGTAAAAAATATTATACTCAATACAAGGGACAAATATCTAGGAATGTATTTCAAGGTAGCTTCGGTGCTTTGTTTGAAACAATACAAAAGGCACATGACAAGTACGATGCTGATATAAGTGTTGATGAACTATATTCATTGCATACAGCTGTCTATAATCCAGCACTTACCAAGGCTGCTAAAGAACAGCTCAGTGAACTTATTGAAGACATTAAAGAAACATCAGAGCCAAGCGAAGCTATTGCTAAGGATATTGTTCATATCATGGCAGAGCGAGATGTGGCTCAGAAGATAGCTATTGAAGCTACAGAAGTGTTTAATGGTAAACCTGCAGATTTTAATCTTATAACTAAAATCATTGATGAATATAAAACGGGATTGCCTACTGAAAAGTTGGATGCAGTTACAGATAATGTAGAAGAACTTATTAAACAATTATCTGTAACAAGTAGATGGCAGTTTAATTTAGTTGAATTAAAAAATAACATAGATGGAATTGGACCTGGAAATTTAATGATTGTGTTTGCTAGACCAGAGGTAGGTAAGACAGCATTTTGGGTTAGCTTAGTATCAGCACCACAGGGTTTTGCCGAGCAGGGTGCAAAGATTCATGCATTTATTAATGAAGAACCTGCAGTTCGTACACAAATGAGGGCTATCAGTTGTTTTACTGGGTATAACAGAGAACAAATTTCAGAAAATATAGTAGATACTCAATTAGAGTGGGCAAAAATAAAAGATAATATTAAAATGATTGATACAATTGACTGGACTATTAGTGATTTAGATAGACACTGTGAAAAATACGAACCAGATATTGTTATAATAGATCAATTGGATAAAATAAATGTAAGTGGTACGTTTGCCAGAACAGATGAAAAGTTACGAGCCATATATACAGGTGCTCGGGAAATTGCTAAAAGAAGAAATTGTGTAGTAATTGCTATGTCTCAAGCATCAGCTGATGCAGATAATAGAGATTTCATATCATTTTCTATGATGGAAAATTCTAAAACAGGAAAAGCTGCTGAAGCAGATTTAATTATTGGTATAGGTTGTGGTCAATACTCACGGACAGGTGATCAAGATAATGGTAGTAGAATATTAAATATTGGGAAGAATAAAATAACAGGTTGGCATGGTACACCTAGTTGTGTTTTAAATAAATATTTAAGTAGATATACTAATAACTAAAATGATATCAACAGTAGACGTAGAAACTTCCTATCAAAAGACGGAGCATGGTGGCATGGATCCACTACCTTTTAATCCTAAAAATATACTAGTAAGTGTAGGAATTAATGATGAGTATTATTTTACCAATCATAGTGAACGGGTTGATAAAGGGTGCTACCATAGAATACAGGCTATTCTAGATCAAACCACGTTACTGATAGGACACAATATTAAATTTGATTTAACTTGGTTATTAGAAGCAGGATTTAAATATAGTGGTAGAGTATATGATACTATGATAGGTGAGTATGTATTAAATCGTGGTATTCGTAAGAGTTTAACACTACAAATGTGCTGTCAACGTAGGCGTATAGGTTCAAAAGATAAAAACATACAGGAGTTTATGGATCTTGGTGTATCCTTTGAAAATATTCCTAAAGATGTTGTTGAAGAATATGGGCGTATTGATGTGGAAATAACTAGAAAATTATTTGATTCCCAAATGGATGATTTGAAAACAGACCAAAATAAAGGATTATTACGAACAATTAAAATGATGAATGAATTTTTGATTGTATTAACAGATATGGAACGTAATGGTATTCATGTTAATTTAGATACATTAGCAGAAGTTGAGAGGGAATATCGTGCAGAGTTTGCTTACTTAAAACAAAAGATTAATAAAATTGTTTATAAAAAAATGGGGGATACTGAAATTAATCTTGCTAGTCCTGAACAACTCTCTTGGTTAATCTATTCAAAGAAGCCAAAGGATAAAAATGTGTGGGCTAAATTATTTAACGTTGGTATTGATAAGTATACAGGTAAAAATAAAAAAAGACCACAATTTTCACGGATTAGATTTAGGGAGTTGGTAAGAACTAACACAGATATTATTTATAAAACAACGGCATCCCAGTGTGTATCATGTAAGGGCAAATGTATTATTCAAAAGATTAAAGTAGATGGAACACCTTATAAAAAATATAGTAAGTGCTCTGCATGTGATGGTGATGGGTATATTTATTGTAAAATTGCTAAAGTTGCGGGGTTTAATCAAAGACCACGAAGTGTATATGATGTAGCTGAAGCAGGATTTAGAACTGATCGAATTACCTTAAGTAAAATTGTAGGTGAAGCTGAGGGAGAACTAAAAGAATTTATAGATGCAGTGATTAGACATAACGCAATTTCTACTTATTTAAATACATTTGTAAATGGAATTAAATCTTCTACTGGAGAAAATAGTTTACTTCACCCTAAGTTTATGCAGGCAGTAACAGCTACAGCCAGATTATCAAGTCGTGATCCTAATTTTCAAAACCAGCCAAGAGGTAAAACATTTCCTATTCGTAAAGTTATTCAATCTAGATTTGAAGATGGCAAGATAATGGAAATAGATTTTTCACAATTGGAATTTAGAACTGCAGTATTTTTGGCACAAGACAAACAAGGCATGGAAGATATAAAAAATAAAATAGATGTACACGCTTATACTGCTAAAATTATTGGTGTATCTAGACAAGATGCGAAGGCACATACCTTTAAGCCACTGTATGGTGGTACAACAGGAACTGAAGAAGAAAAAAGATATTATAAAAGATTTGCAGAAAAATATAAAGAAATTACTGAATGGCATAAAAAACTACAAACAGAAGCCATAACATATAAACAGATTAAAATACCTACAGGGAGGGAGTATGCATTTCCGTATGCCGAACGAATGCCTTGGGGTGGGTCCAGTTATAGCACACAAATAAAAAATTATCCTGTACAAGGGTTGGCAACAGCTGACATTGTACCCTTAGCATGTATAAAAATATATGAACTAATGAAAGAACAAA